AGTTATTTCGTTTTACTTTGGAGCATCCAATACAGGTGATAAGAAAGATGGCGAGTAGAAATACAGTTCAATCTGTTGCATCAGACTTAAAATCGCATGAAGCAAAATGTGAAGAGAGATGGAAGACCATATTCAAAGAAACAGCAGAGATAAAACAAGAAATGAACGATTTAAACAAAACTTTAAGAATGGCAGTTTTTGGGACTTTCGGTTTTATGGGAACTTTATTAATTGCTTTCGTAACAATCGTATTCGGAACCTAATGCATACTTCAGACGAAGGTTTTTGTATCATCAAAAAATTTGAAGGCTTGCCTGTTAATGATGAAGGTCAAGCAGTTGCATATAAATGTCCAGCAGGCGTTTGGACAATAGGATACGGCCATACCAAAGATGTTAAAGAAGGTGATGTTTGGTCTAAAGAAAAAGCTGAATTTATGCTTTGGCAAGAATTAGAGGATGAGTACGAGCATTATGTAAACTCTCTTGTAAAAGTGCCTTTAAATCAATCTCAGTTTGATGCTTTGGTGTCTTGGGTATACAACCTTGGGCCTGCTAATTTAAAAAGCTCTACCTTGTTAAAAGTTTTAAACGAGAGTAAATACGAAGAAGTTCCTAACCAAATGAGAAGATGGAATAAAGTAAATAAACAAGTAAATGAAGGTTTGGTTAGAAGAAGAAACGCTGAGTCTTTATTGTTTGAAGGCAAAGAATGGGGTAAGGTTTAACAGCGGTTAAATTTATAGGAAGGGCTTATGCCTCATTCTACAGCTAGAATTGCTTTGGCTGGTGAATATCTAGCAGCATCTTACATGCTTAGATATTGCGACTCAGTTATTATGTCTCCATCAAATCATAGGTCTGATTTAATACTTGATCATCAAGGCAAACTTTACCGAGTCCAAGTTAAAACAACAAACAAAATTTACAAAAGATCAAAAGCAGATTATTACCGTTGGGAAATAAGATCTGGACGAAGAACTTCTAATAACACTAGACAAAATAAAATGGTAAGATATGGAGACGGTCAAATAGACTTTTTCTGTTTGGTTGCTTTGCCGATAAATAAAGTTATTTTTGTTCCTGTTGATAAAAAGAACAATTTAACTGAGTATGCAAAAACTATAGGCAGTTTAAATAAAATAGATTCTAAAGAATCTTTATTAGAAACTTTGTTATATGTAAATAAAACACCAAAACTAGAATCATTAAATGACGTTACAGAAAGCAATATTTAAACCAGGTATCAACAGAGAAGGTACTGATTATGATAATGAGGGCGGTTGGTTTGACTGCAACCTTGTTCGTTTTAGAAAAGGTAGACCCGAAAAGTTTGGTGGTTGGGCTAAAGATAGTAACAATACTTTTTTAGGAACTTGCAGGGCTTTGCATCCTTGGATAGCATTATCTGGAACTAAATATTTAGGTTTAGGAACAACTTGGAAATATTATATAGAAGAGGGTACTTCTTTTAATGACATAACCCCAATAAGATCTACTACAGCTGCGGGAGATGTAACTTTTGCTGCGGTAGATGGAGATTCAACCATTACAGTAACAGATACAGCTCATGGGGCAGTACAAAATGATTTTGTAACATTTTCAGGAGCAGCATCTTTAGGCGGTAATATTACTGCTACAGTACTTAATCAAGAATATCAAATAGCTACAATCGTAAATTCTAATTCTTACACAATTGAAGCTAAAGATACTAGCGGAGCTGAAGTAACAGCTAATTCAAGCGATAGCGGTAATGGTGGTGGATCAACCGTTGGCACATATCAATTGAATGTGGGTCTGGATGTTTATGTGCCTGGTACTGGTTGGGGTTTAAATGGATGGGGAGAGGGAGCCTTTGGATCTGCAACAGCACTATCTTCTACCAATCAACTTAGATTATGGACTCATGACAACTTTGGAGAAGATTTAATTATTAATCAAAGAGGTGGAGGCATATATAGATGGGTTGAAAATAACGGCCTTACAACTAGAGCTGTTAACCTTTCTACAACATCTGGAGCTAATCAAGTACCAACAGTAGGGTTACAAGTTATTACTTCAGAAAAAGATCGTCATTTAATTGTATTAGGCGCAGATCCTTTATCGGGGGGCGTTAGAACTGGAGCTGTTGATCCTATGTTAATTGCATTTAGTGACCAAGAAAATGCTTTAGAGTTTGAGCCTCAAACAACAAATACAGCAGGATCTTTACGATTATCTTCTGGCTCTTCTATTATTGGTGCCGTTAAGTCTAGACAAGAAATATTAGTTTGGACTGATACTGCTTTATATAGCATGCAGTTTATTGGTCCGCCTTTTACATTTGGAGTTAATTTAATTAATGAAGGAATAGGATTAATAGGGCCTAAAGCAGCTATTACAGCGCCTCAAGGTGTGTTTTGGATGAGCTACAATAATTTTTATATCTATAATGGTAGTGTTCAAACCGTTCCTTGTACTGTCCAGAATTATGTTTTTTCTGATATAAATTTAACTCAATCTTTTAAAATTAATGCATTTACTATTGCAGATAAAAATGAAGTTGGTTGGTTTTATTGTTCTTCTTCTAGTAGTGAGATAGATAAGTATGTTATTTATAATTACGCAGAAAATGTTTGGTTTTATGGATCTTTAAGTAGAACAGCTTGGTTAGATGCTGGTATAGAAAACTACCCTAGAGCTGTTAGTAATGGCTATCTGTATCAACAAGAAATAGGCTTTGATGATGATGGATCTCCTATGACTAATGTGTTTATAGAAAGTTCTGATTTTGATTTAGGTGATGGAGAACAATTTACTTTTATACAAAAAATTATTCCAGATTTTAAATTTATTCAAAACAGCAACGAAGATGGATCTGTAAATATTGTAGTTAAAACAAGAAACTATCCAGGAGATTCTTTGTCTGTCAACTCAACAAGCTCTATACAAGCAAACACTCAACAGGCATTTGTTAGGGGCAGAGCAAGGCAAATGGTTTTAAGATTTGAGTCAGATGATGATGCAGCAAACAACGGTAATTTAGGTATTGGGTGGAGATTAGGAGCTACAAGGATTGATGTAAGAACTGACGGCAAGAGATGAGCAAGATTCTACAAACGCAACTTCCAATTGCTGTAGGTTCAGTTAGCCCCGATATATTTAACAGACTTACAAGAATTTTAGAAATTAACTTAGGTGCAGTTGATGTTGACAGCACTCAACAAGTTAATGATGCGGACAAACTTCAATTTAACTTTTTACCAGGCAGTATTATATGGAATACTACTTTAGGCGTTTTGCAGGTTTATACAGGATCTAAGTGGGTTGATATAGGCGAAAGAGCAAATGACTTTGGTTTTGAAGCTACTTTATCATTAGGTAAGATAGATATTATTACAGGTGGAGATATATCTATAAACATCACTAACTTTAATAATGGTTGAGTTAGCTATAAAAAACGAATATAAAACTAAAAATATATTGCTTGAGCATCCTGCTGATTGGTATATAGAAAAAGAAACATTTGATGCAGTCCAAGACTCTTTACCAACTATAGTAGATTTCTATAACAATAAAGGTAACAACAATCCCAAGCCAACAAAGTTAAATGAAGTGATAAAAGAACCGTTGAAAGATGTATATACGGTTCCTTTCTTTTCAAAAAAGTTTTGTTCTATATTGTTAGATGAAATACAAAACTTAGAAAGTTTTTATGGCTTTCAACCCAATCCAGAAGAAGATACTTTAAGACAAATACCAGAAATAACTTTTCAAGATAATTGTCCAGAAATCTATCAATCTTTGTTTCAAACGATATATACTATAGGTAATCCTATATTTTTAAATATTTGGAATAGGCACGTAAATGGTGGCGGCATTCAAATAGCTAATTATAATTTAAAGGATAAAAAACAAGGCGCTTGGCATCATGATGCTAGTGCCGATATTAGTATGGTTGTCCCTTTAAATACAGGTGAGTACAAGGGGGGCGGGACTGAGTTTTTAAATCGTGGTACAGTTGAACCATTACCTACAGGCCACGCTCTAATATTTCCGAGCTTTACCCATATGCATAGAGGCCTATCGGTAGAATCAGGAAATAGATACTTACTTGTATTTTGGTTAAAATGTATAGAAGAATAGGGTAAAATTTAAAAATGAATATAGTAGACAACTCAGGAAAAGGCTTAGCAGCTTTAGGACGCAACGAAGATCGCTTTATGGCTCACGTTGCAAAAGGCGAGATGGTCGTTCCTCCAGTCATATCAGACAAAACAAAATCACTTATTAAGAAAGAAATGCAAGCAGTTGGCTTGGATCCGAGAGAATATGAAGTGGGTCAAGGTATGTCTATCAATCCTATTACAGGACAAGCAGAGTTTGGCTTTCTAAAAAAATTAGCAAAAAGCGTCAAGAAGGTAGTTAAGAAAATAGCACCTGTTGCAGCTGTTATACCTGGTCCTTGGCAGCCTGCTGCAATTGCATACAACAGAGGCAGAGCCGCTATAAGTTTAGCTAAAGGAGAAGGGGGTATTGGAGATCTTATAACTGCGTTTACACCTGCAAAAGCTTATACAGGTGGACCAACAGGAAATATTTTCGGAAACACAAAAGAGTTTTTTACTAAAGGGGCAGACGGCGTAGGATTTTTTGGAAATATTGGAAAAGGCTTAGGTAATATAAAAGAATTTGTAACAAAAGGTGATGATGGTATAGGACTGTTTGGAAATACAATAGGAAAGGCTTACGAGTATGTTATGCCAGGTGATGATGGTGTGGGTCTGTATGGCAACTTAACTGGTGGTGGTGCTAAACCTGAAACTGATACATTAAAGTATGATCCAGTTAACCAAGGATATATAAACATTAAAACTGGAATGCCAGCTACGGCAGCAGAAGTAACATCTGTACCTGGTAACAGAAACATGATTGCAGAAATGTTTACAGGTGATAAGTCTCCTGTTGAATATTTAAGCTCAAAACTTTTGCCAGAATCTGTTGAACAAGCATTAGGGACAGGTCCTGGTGGGGATGGATTACTATCTAGTTCTGGTGAGGGCGGAGGAGGCTCTGGCATAAACCCACAAATGGCTGCTTTAGCTTTGTTATACGGTAAAGCTGTTAAAGATGCAGCAAAGAAAACCGAAGGTGGTTTAACCGATATTAGACAATCAATAAGACCAGATCTTAATCCAGCTCCTGTATTTGGTGGTTTTGATTTAGGTGTAAGAAAAGCTGCGGCCTTTGGTGGTCCAATAGGTTACGGCAGACAACAATTTAATAAAGGTGGCTTGGCTGCAATAGGCGAACTAGATATGCGAAATGGTGGTGAGTCAGTCGGTCCTGGAACAGGAACCTCTGATGATATACCAGCTATGCTTAGTGATGGTGAGTTTGTTATGACGGCTGCTGCTAACAACGGCGCTGGTGGTTTTAAATTTAATAAAACAAAAAAAGGTATTGAGTTGATAGCATCCAGTAAACCAGATAGAGAAAAAGGTGTAGAGGTAATGAATAAACTAATGGACACATTTGAAAAGTATAACGCTTCAGGGAGTATGGCATAATGGCTAATACAGTAGATCCCGTACTTCAAAGTCAGATAACAGCCGAAACAATAACAGACCCGCTTGTACGGGCTTTATATTTTGGTACTGACGGCACTCCTGGTTTTTATAATCAATTACAACAAGCTGGCGCAAACTTAATAGGAAGTGATGTTCCTTTACAACAAACAGCTGGTTTAGATCCATTAGAAACTCAAGCAAGACAAAGAGCGCAAGCTGGACTTGGTGCATTTCAACCATTCTTTACTCAACAACAAGATTTAGTTAATCAGGCTATAGAACAATCTAGAAGAGCCGAACAACTACAAGATCCTTATTTTTCTAGAGCAGAAGAGCAATATGGCTTAGGTTTAGAAAGCGCTCTTTCTGGGATTGGCCAAGCAAGAGGTATTGCAACAGGAGCTGTTGATCAATATGGCAACCGCTTAGGTGAATCAGAGAATCTTCTTAGAGGTACTTTAGGTGCATACGATCCTAGTATGACAGAACAGTTCTACAATCCTTATGAAGATAGAGTTGTTCAACAAACTATTGATGATGTAATGAAAGCTGGCGATCAGCAAGATATAGCGGCAAGAGCGCAAGCTATCTCAGCTGGTGGCGAATCAGCTTTTGGATCTAGGGCTAGGCTGGGTGCTGAAGAAAGAAGAGAAGCGCTTGGTAGAGGTCTAGGTGACGCACTATCAAACATAAGAGCAAGAGGTTTTTCACAAGCACAACAAACAGGTATGGGTGAATTTGCAAGGCAAAGACAAGCAGAAAGAGCTGCTGCTCAAGGCTTGGGTGGATTTGCTGGATCAAGATTAGGAGCAGAGCAAGGTTTAGCTAGTGGCTTACAACAGTTTGGTCAAAGCGAGGCTGCTGCGAGAGCAGGCTTAGCTGGTGGATTATTAGGTATAGGCGGTCAAAGAGGAGCTGGCGCTTCTCAATTAGGATCTCAATTAGCGGGATATGGCGGTCAACTTGCTGGTATTGGTCAAAACTTAGAAGCATTAAACAGAGGTCAAAGATCTGAATTAA